CGTGCTCGTAGATATAGGCGAAGGTCTTTTCCATTGCCCGCACCATTGGCGAGTGCACGAGCGCCGGATCGTCATCGACCACTTCCTCGAACACGATCAAGATCAGATCTCCCGGCCGAACCAGCGAATGCGCCCGATGATCCTGATCTCCTCGGCCGTGCGCTCATAGGGGCTGTAGAACGTGTTGTCGGAGATGATGCGCACCCGCGGCGGCTCAGAGTTCGGGATATGCTCCAGCCGCTTGGCCACCAGACCCATGCCGTCGAACAGCACGAAGATGCCGGGCGGTGTCGGCATGCAGCGGGCAAGGTCGACGAGCACGACGTCGCCGTCGTGCAGGGTCGGCATCATGCTGTCGCCCTCCACATGCATGATGCGCAGGTTTGCCGGGTTGGCGCGCAGCCGATGCGTGATCCACGAGTTTCTAAAATGGTAGGGTTCACCGTTTTCCACTTCGTCGGCGACGATCTTGCCACCACCCATCGATGCGGTCACCGCGACAGAGGGGATCGCCACGAAGGGGTCCGCCACTTCCATGTCCGGCTCATCGCCGTCGACCACGCCCTTGCCATGCAGCAGCCAATTGCGATCGACCTTGATGATCGCAGCAACCTTGTCGAGCTTTTCGATGTTCGGGCGTTCTGAGCGTCCGCGCATGATGTCGTAGACGAAGGACCTGTTGACGCGCGCCTGTTCGGCCACCTCTCGCGCGTTCAGCCCCATCTGATCGGCTCGGGCTCTCAGTCTATCGGCAATCGTGGTGCTCATGGTTTTGTCCGGTATGTGGAATTTGTGGATTAGAGAGGATTGATTCATCCGCGTCAAGCAAATAGAACATAACAAGAACGATATTTTGGGCAGGGGCGCGCAGAATGGCGACCATCGAGAAGGATTATTTCGCGCTGGAGGAACTGGAAGAGCGCTGGGAGGTGCCGCAGCGGGACCTGGTCTATCTGGCCGAGAATGGCCTGCTGAAGGTGTCGGTTCGTCTCTATGGCGTCCACCTCGAGCAAGGCAGCTACGAGGAGGTCGACGAGGGCCAGTGGTGCAGCATCCCCCACAGCCAGGCTCCCTTTCACGGGCTCCAGGACCTGCGCACCCATGACGCCTACCGGCTGTTTCACGAGGGCGCGCTGCGCATCGATCGATTCGATGCGCCAAGGGATCGGTACTGCGTCGTGTTACAGCCTGAGGACGGGCTCCTGATCCGGAAGGAAGAGCTGGTCGTCCGCCGCGAAGAGCGCGACCGCGCCGAAGCCAGGCATGGTCTGGGCGGCACGCAGCGAACATCCGGAATCGTCTTCGAGCAACGGCACGATTTCAGCGAGATCGTTCTCGGGGAGCGAACCTTCGTGCTCGGCCAGATCCAGGCGCGCGTCGTGCGCATCCTGCATGAGGCGGCCATGCGCGGGTTCCCCTGGCAGCATGGCAAGGCAGTGCTGGCCGAAGCCGGCTCTTCCTGCACGCGTCTGTCGGACCTGTTCAAGACACAGCCGGAATGGCGCAAGCTGATCCAGTCCGACCGGCGCGGCCGCTATCGTCTCAATATCCGGTTCTTCTGATCCCCCTGTCTCAAGCCCGGTTCCGCCGGGCTTTTGTGCATCTGGATGTGAGCAGCATCCGCCTGCCATCCCCTTGTCCATCCCCCTCTGTGCGTATGAAACGGTGATTCTGATCCCCTAACGATCCACTTCCGATCCCGACGACACCAATCTCATCCTACGCCATCCTCTCCGCAGGTTTTCGTCAGACCCCAAGGAGAACAAGATGGCTACCAGACACCTCTCCCAGATCGAGCTCGCCGCTCGCTGGAACATTTCGCACCGCACGCTCGAACGCTGGCGCTGGACGGGTGAAGGCCCGCAATACGTCAAGCTCGGCGGCCGCGTCGTCTACCGGCTCGAGGATGTCGAAGCCTACGAGGCCGAGCAGATCCGCCAGAGCACTGCCAGCTACCGCCACCAGGCTTCGGCGTGAGGGTGCGGCGATGACGATCCCCAACCACATCACCCTTGGCGATCTGCGTAACATGCAAATTGGCGCAATTGTCGCTCTACCGGCCGAACAACTCGCCCTTTTACAGGATGCAGCCAATGAGGCGCTGCATAGTGCCAAGGCAATCAGCGACTGGCTCGATAGCGCCATCGCGCTCAAATACACCGACCGCATCGTGACGGCACGCATGGAGGCGAGCAAGGACACTGGGACCGTCCGCTTTGATGATGGCGCAGTCACTGTGATCGCCGACCTGCCAAAGCGCGTCGATTGGGACCAGGCGCAGCTGGCCGCTCTGGTCGAGCGCATCAGCGCCGCCGGCGACGATCCTGCCGAATATGTCGATGTCAGTTTCAAGGTGCCGGAACGCAAATATACCGCCTGGCCCGAGTCGACCCGCCAGATTTTTGAGCCCGCCCGTACCGTCAGGACCGGCGCGCTCAAAGTAAAGCTCGAACTGAACGGGGGTGCGCAATGACCGGCACATTTCCCATCATCACCATCGACGAACGGATGGCGGCACCGCGCAGTATCAAGGGCTGCATTTTCGGTAAGTCCGGCATCGGCAAGACGTCGCTGCTGTGGACACTTGATCCCGCCACCACGCTGTTCATGGATCTGGAAGCCGGTGATCTCGCCATCGAGGGCTGGGCCGGCAATACGATCCGTCCGCACACTTGGGATGAATGCCGCGACTTCGCAGTTTTCATTGGCGGCCCCAATCCGGCGCTGCGCGACGATCAGGCCTATAGCCAGGCCCATTACGATGCGGTTGTCGCCCGGCTCGGGGATCCGGGTCAGCTCGATCGCTACCGAACGGTCTTCATCGACTCCATCACGGTTGCCGGTCGGCTCTGCTTCCAGTGGGCCAAGGGTCAGCCGGAGGCGTTCTCCGACAAAACCGGCAAGCCAGATATTCGCGGCGCCTACGGCTTGCACGGCCGCGAGATGATCGCCTGGCTGACCCATTTGCAGCACACGCGCTCAAAGAACATCTGGTTCGTCGGCATCCTCGACGAGAAGCTCGATGACTTCAATCGCAAGGTCTTCGTGCCGCAGATCGATGGCGCCAAGACCGGGCTCGAACTGCCCGGCATCGTCGATGAAGTCATCAGTATGGTCGAGCTGAAGGACGATGAGGGCGCCCCCTACCGCGCCTTCATCTGCCAGACGCTCAACCCGTTCGGCTTTCCGGCCAAGGACCGCTCCGGCCGGCTCGACATGATCGAACAGCCCGATCTTGGCCGGCTGATGGACAAGATCCGCAGCACGGCGCGCCAGGCCTTTGCCGCGCCCTCGGCGACCACCCCTTCCCAAACCTCCTCCACCACAGCTCAAGAACAAGGAGCCTGACCCATGTCGGCATGGAACGATTTCAACGACGCGCAGACCAACACCAACCTGATCCCCAAGGGCACGCTCGCCAAGGTGCGGCTGACCATCCGCCCCGGCGGCTTCGATGATCCCTCGCAGGGCTGGACCGGCGGCTACGCCACGCGCGGCTCGACCGGCGCGGTCTATCTCAACGGCGAGTTCACGGTGCTCGAAGGTCCCTATGCCCGCCGCAAGATCTTCACCCTGATCGGCCTTTACAGCCCCAAGGGCCCGGAATGGGCCAATATGGGACGCGGCCTCATCCGCGGCATGCTGAATTCGGCGCGCGGTCTTTCCGACAAGGACCAGAGCGAGGCAGCCCAGACCGCGCGTCGCATCTCCGGCTTTGCCGATCTCGACGGACTGGAGTTCGTCGCCCGCATCGATATAGGCACCGACACCAACGGTGACGACAAGAACGAGGTCCGCGCCGCCGTGACGCCCGATCACAAGGACTACGCTGCGATCATGGGCCTGGTCAGGGCAACACCGCAGACCAACACCGCAGAGGCTGGCGCTTCGCAGAACAATGCCTATGCCGAAGCCAAGCAGCATGGCAGCACACCTTCAGCCCGCCCGTCATGGGCACAATAGAGCGAGGGCCGTGCAATGTTGCTTCGTCCCCGCCAGAAACTTTTCGTCGAGCGCAGCCTGTCTGCGCTCAACACCCACACCAACACGCTCGGCGTCGCTCCAACCGGTGCCGGCAAGACCATTATGCTGTCGGCCGTCGCCGGCAAGATGATTAGCGGTACTGACGCAAAGGCGGCTGTGCTCGCCCATCGTGATGAACTGACCGCTCAGAACCGGGACAAGTTCGCCCGCGTCAATCCTGCCATTACCACCTCGGTTGTCGATGCCAGTGACAAATCCTGGAACGGCCATGTCACCTTCGCCATGGTGCAGACTTTATCGCGCAGCACCAATCTTTCCGCCATGCCGGCGCTCGATCTGCTGGTCATCGACGAGGCGCATCACGCCACCGCCGACAGCTACCGGCGCATTATCGATCAGGCACTGAAGGCCAATCCGTCCTGCCGCATCTTCGGTGTCACAGCGACGCCCAACCGTGGCGACCGCAAGGGCCTACGCGAGGTTTTCTCAAATGTCGCCGATCAGATCCGCATCGGCGAGTTGATCCGTTCCGGCCATCTGGTGCCGCCCCGGACCTTTGTCATCGACGTCGGCGTCAAGGACGAACTGGCCAGGGTGCGCAAGACCGCCAGCGATTTCGACATGGGTGAGGTCGAGCGCATCATGAACTGCGCGCCGGTCACCGATGCGGTCGTCAAGCACTGGAAGGACAAGGCCGCCGATCGGCAGAGTGTGGTGTTTTGCTCGACCGTCGATCATGCGCGCGGCGTCACCGATGCGTTCAACGCTGCCGGCATCACCGCCGGTCTGGTCCATGGCGAGATGGGAGATGGCGAGCGCAGGGCGGTGCTTACAGCCTATGCCGCGGGTGAATTGCAGGTTGTCGTCAATGTTGCCGTGCTGACCGAAGGTTGGGATCATCCGCCGACTTCCTGCGTAGTGTTGCTGCGTCCGAGCTCCTTCAAATCGACAATGATCCAGATGGTCGGGCGGGGCTTGAGGACCGTCGATCCCAACGAGCATCCGGGCGTCATCAAGACCGACTGCATCGTGCTCGATTTTGGCACCTCGAGCCTGATGCACGGCTCGCTTGAGCAAGAGGTCGATCTCGTCGGCGTTGATGCTTCCGGCGATGCACCGACCAAATGCTGCCCGCAATGCGAGAGTGATATCCCAATCGGCTGTCAGGAATGCCCGCTTTGCGGTTTCGTTTTCGAAGGCGTCGAGGCTGGCAGCGACATTCCGCTCACCGATTTTGTGATGTCGGAGATCGATCTCCTCAAGCGCTCCAGCTTCCGCTGGTGCGATCTGTTCGGCGACGATGCAGCCCTTATGGCCAACGGGTTTTCTGCATGGGCCGGTGTCTTCTTCCTGAATGGCCGCTGGTATGCGGCTGGCGGCGCCAAGGGGCTCGAACCGCGCTTGCTGGCGATCGGTGAGCGCATGGTGTGCCTCGCCGCCGCCGACGACTGGCTGAACGAGCACGAATCCGATGAGAGCGCCCACAAGACCAGGCGCTGGCTGTCGCAGCCGCCCACCGACCGGCAGCTGGCGTACCTTCCGGCCGACTACCGGCACGATTTCGGGCTGACCCGCTATCAGGCATCCGCTCTTCTGTCCTTCCAGTTCAACCGCAATGCCATCCGCAGCCTAGTTTTCGGTGCGGACGGACAGGATCTGGCGAGGGCTGCGTGATGATCGATCCGACCAAAGCTGAGCAGGCAGCGATCCGCAGCGCAATGAAGCCGGTCGCCGAGATCATGGAGGAGATCGGCTGGCAGACCCGGCTTGCCGATCTTTCCAAACAGCAGGTGCTCACCCTGATCGAGGTTGCCGTCACCGGCTTCCAAGACGCGCTTCAGGAATACACCGCCGCCAATCCCACCCTCGTTCCGGAGGTGCCGTTCTGATGAAACTCTGCACAAAATGTGGCGTCGAAAAGGACCTCGGCGAATTTGGTCGTCGGAAGCTGAGCGCGGACGGTCGACAGAGCTGGTGTCGAGATTGCCGGCGTGAGTACCAACGAATCTACGCTCAGAACTGCAGGGATCCGAAGCGACATCGCGAAGCACA